GGCGTCGCTGAAAACCTAAATCGTGCTCGTAAGCACATGGCTGAAGAGTGGCGAAAAATTAATGCAGATCCTGAGTTCGCAGCCAATCGTGGACGTGCAGATGAAGTCTCTTCTATCTACGATGACTTCACAGCTGTTGAAGACTACGTACAAACTAAGTGGGCAAACTCAGGGAATCCTGGTGACTTAGGTCGTGTAGCTGCTTGGAACCTGGCAAAGGTTTTCCACGCCTTCAACAAGAATAACGTTGTCCGTGCAGGTACAAATGCACTTCATTCGCTTGATGGCTTCGTCAACTCCATGATGGCCAGCATGGGTGCACGGTTCAATGCGTACGACGAGGTATTTTCACAAACAAAAGGTGTCTTCAACGAAGAACTATTCCAAGCTAAACAACGTGAACTGTATAGTCAAGCCTTCGATCCATCTGGGCTGATTAAGGATGAAGCTATTCGCCATGCTGCCAAAGAGCTGACACTTCAACTCGACTACAAGATGGTCGATAGCTTGGAGAACATTATGAAGAATGTTCCTGCTGCTAAGGGACTGTTCATGTTCCCGAAGACAGGACTTAACGGTGTTGAGTTTGCGTGGTCATTCAACCCACTTAGCTCTATGGGGCTTGCTGTCGGACGTGTCCGCCGTACATTCGCAGCTAGGACTCCAGATGAAATCTCAGCTGTCCTAAGGGAGCATGGCCATAACCCAACCTCCAATGACGCCGAGATCCTTTTTAAAACCGTTAAGTCAGAGTATTTAGGCCGTCAACTCATGGGATCAACCATTGTGATGGCTGCAGGTATGTACGCACTTGCAGGTAACCTCACCGGCAATGGTCCTCAGGATGGTGCAGAACGTGCTCGCATGACAAAGATGGGCTTTAAGCCTAACTCTTTCCGTGACCCTGTTACTGGTGAGTGGCGCAGCTATAAGGGTATTGAACCCTATTCTGATTTGTTGGCTCTTGTTGGTGATGTTGTTTACCAATCTACGCGAGTTGACCAGCCTGTGACCGAAGACTGGTTCAGGAAGATCGCTTTTGCCGTTAGCATGAACGTTGCTAATAAAACGTTCCTTAGTGGCTTTGAGCCACTTGTCTCGGCCCTCAGCGGAGATGAAGCAGCCTGGTCACGTCTGATTGCTACTCAAGTAGACCAGACCGTCATTCCGTTCAGTGGAGTTCGCAGCATGCTCAGTGCTGCCATCACACCACAGCTCAAGGATGTAGAGAACGATATTGGGTCTTATCTTCTCAATCGCAACAAGTTTCTCTTTAAAGGTAATGACTACCTGAAGGATCTTCTTGATGTCTACACAGGTGAACGCATCCGTGAAGAGGAACCCTTTATTGCGGCCATCAATGTTGCTCTTCCATTCTTCAACACTAACGGTGGTATGGAACCTTGGCGTCAATGGCTGCTGCAGACTGGTTGGGATGGGCTAAACCTACCTCGTGTTAACCCTGTTACCAAACAGAATCTGACTGCAGAAGAGCGTCACTGGATCAACAACTGGATCGGTAAGAACTACGGCCTTGCGGACCAGATCGACCAATTACGTCAGCAAGATGAGAAGTGGTGGGACAAGAAGGTAACTGAGTTTGCGAAAAGGCGTGGAAACCTCGACAACTCTGTCCTTCCAATTAAAGAACTTACCACTTATGACATGCTTGATCGTATCCATAATGATGCCTTTGATAAAGCATGGGCAGCTTATGAGTATGAACAAGCCTCTACTGGCAACATCCCTGCTTACCGCAAAATGATTAAGGGTCAGCTTAATCAAGGTGATGTTGCAGGTGCGGTGCAATCCGCTCAACAGCTTCAGCAAATACTCGACACAAGAAAGTAAAGCGTCATGGCTGTCACTCAGAATACATACACAGGGGACGGCACGACCGTCCTTTTTTCTTTTACATTCCCATATCTTGAGACTACCGACATCAAGGTTTCCTTGAACGGTACAATAACAACTGCATATACCCTTGCCAACGCTACGACAATCCAATTCAACACAGCTCCTGCTAATGGTGCTGCGATTCGGATTTATCGTGTAACTGATGATGCGGCTCTTGCTGCTCAGTTCTATCCAGGGTCTGCTATCCGCTCACAGGATCTGAATGATAACTTCACTCAGAACCTGTATGTAACTCAGGAGTCGAATAGGGATGCTACGTCTGCTATTGCTACGGCTAACAGCGCAACGACTACAGCTAACACTGCACTAAGCACAGCTAACGCAGCTACTGCAACGGCTAACACTGCGTCTACTAACGCCTCTGCTGCTGTAGCCACGGCTAACACCGCTAGCACCAACGCAAGTGCTGCTGTGTCTACGGCTAACACTGCATCGACTAACGCCTCAGCTGCTGTGTCTACGGCAAACGCTGCCACTGCAACAGCTAATAGCGCTGCCGCTGATGCCGCTACTGCTATTACAACATCTAACGGCGCTGTCACCACAGCCAATGCTGCTACGGCTACGGCTAACACCGCTGCTAGTAATGCTAGCGCTGCTGTGTCTACAGCTAACACTGCGTCTACAACTGCAAGTAATGCGGTAACTACAGCTAACAGTGCTGTTACTACTGCTGGTAATGCTGTCACTACAGCTAACAGTGCAGTCTCTACAGCTAACACTGCAGCCTCCACGGCTAACACTGCGTTGAGTGCCGCCAATGCCGCATCTTCTGCCGTTGCCAATGCCATCCTCTACGATCTTGTTCCAACTGTTGCTAACATCCCAGCTTCTCCTGTCAACAATGACGCTGTAGAAGTTGTTAACTCAACTGGTATTCAGAGTTTTACTCCACTTGCCAATATACCTGCTGGATTTACAGGAAATAGCGGCTTGAGTGTTCGCCTTGTCTATACAACATCTGGCAGTACTTGGAATTGGATTCAATATTTTCCGAATGATCCTGAGACTCGCTATGCCACGCTTTCAGACTCCCGACTAACTGACACCCGTACACCTACAGATGGTAGCGTTACTAACGTCAAAGTAGCCGCAGGTGCTGCTATTGACCCTTCAAAGATTGCTGGCACAGCTGTAGTAACTAGTGATTCCCGCCTTAGTGATACACGTACACCTATCGATGGCTCCGTCACAACTGCAAAGATCAACGACCTTGCTGTTACAACTGGCAAGATCGCAGATGCTTCCGTTACTAGTACGAAATTAGCAGACAACGCAGTAACAACTGGCAAGATAGCTAATGCTTCCGTTACTGGCGCCAAACTAGCAGCCAACGCTGTATCTCCAGACAAGCTTTCTTCCGGCGACGGACAGGCTGGTCAGGTATTAACTACCAATGGTTCTGGAACTCTTTCCTGGTCTACCCCGGCTGGTTATCGCTGGGCTACTGCACTTAAATTCTAATTTCTATCATGCCTGATCAAATTGCTACTCTATACCAGAGTTCTGGTCTTACTCAAGCACAACTTACAACTGGCGTAACTCTTGCAACTGCAGGTGCAAACGAGACGGTAACCATTCGCGATATTCAGATTGATAACCCTAACAACAGGGTGCTTGATCTTAAGATCGGAAATACTACTATCGCAACCAATGGCGGCTCTACGACCTATTCAGGTATTGAATATCTTGGACCCGGACAGTCTCTCACTCTGAACTATCGAACTGGCACCTATCCTCCCGCTGCAGCGGCTGCTCCTACTGTTTATTGTAATAGATTTGAACTTCTTAACACTAACGGTAGAACTGTTTTCCATTATAACGACGCTCAACGGAACGCCAACACTGTAATACCGTGGAGCAATAGTAGTGTATACTTCGGGACTTTCTCTAGAGACAATACTACTCCGCGCAATGGCAGCTTTAGTGACGTTGGTAATGCGCATAGACTCTGGGTTCCAGTATCGGCTACTGACCACTATCTGCAATGGCAAGGGGGCTGGTTGAATCGCTATCCCGCTGCGGTTAGTGCCAGCACTACTATGACGCAACTATCATATACAGCTACATGGAATGGGCAAACAGGTGCTGCAATTGGCTGTTCTGCATATGATGGTTCTCGTTTTATCTACGGTATTTCTAGCTCAGCTTATAACAATAATACAGATAATATCTGGGGTCATTACTTAAAGGTCGATACGCAAAACAACGGAAGTATTCAGCAAATACCATTCCAAGCTGAAAACTACTACGACTTCATAATGACCTATTACGACAATATGCAAAGTTCTGGAGGCGTTAGTAATCATGGTCAGAAGCATGTTGCCTGGCACTATGCTGAAACCCAAGCTTGCGGCCAGTTCCTTGACGGCTACTATCTTGTCAAACCCAACCAAAACCACTCATTCATACTAATCAATACTACAACTAATAGGTTCCGCAATCTTCGATTTGGCAAGAATCATGGTTTCGGCAGTTGGATCGAAGGTACTTGTTATTTCGCAAAAGCTGTCAATGGTGATTATATTGTAGGCCATTACACAGGTGATTGGGGTGAACAACGTCCTTCTACGCCTTACTACAACACATTCGATTGGTGGAACATTGGCCCCAACCTTGCTGAACCAAAAGTAATCAACAGCGGTACATTCCGTGTTCGCAATGATGACGATTACAACTTTATTCCACATTTTCTTCAGGCGACTAGGGACCCGAACAATCCTCAGTTCTACTATGTAATGGCACGAGGTTCCCACCAATCTAATACCAGCGATATTAATACAGCTAAAAACAACAACTACTTTAAGATTGTTGACTTCACTTTTGGCTTTCCAATCTTCCGTGATATTAGGGCTGTTAATCCGCAGGGTTTTGGATCAAATTATCAACAACAAAGCGTTGCACCTGGCTACATCATCCCCTCCCTAACCAACTACACCTACGCCGCACCTGCTACTCCCGCATTCGGTACTGTTGATATCCGTGTTGCCGGCATTCGTTCCTCTATCTAATAACTATTATGTTGATCGAAAATCGCCCTTCCCTTTCGTCTGATCAAGTGGAGATCCTTGGTTCTTCCCTGCGTGATGTACTGACACAACTTGGGGAGATGAAAGAAATTGTTCGCAGTAACCAGTCTGTTGTAGAAGGTCTGCTTGAGCTACAACGGGCACAACTGCAAGCCCAGGTTACCCCTGCGCCTACTCCTGAACCCACCTCAGAGCCTACTCCTGAAACTGGAGTCTGATCATGATCACCATCCTTGGAGTCAAGGTTTCTTATGAGACCTTGGCTTTTTTTATTCTCTTTATCACGTCCGAGTATCTCGGCATGACTAAGAAGCGTCGCTCTAACAGTGTCACTCAAGCTATCTCCATGGCTGCTACTTACTTCAGTAAGACACGTACTGAGGATGACACAGTGCGGCGTATTCGTCGTACCTTTAGAGGCAAGTAGTTATGGTACTGCTGCCTGTTAAACAGTACTACCCCCAAACAGATAGTGCAACAGGTCACGGAGATCGGATGTGCTTTAGCTCTACGTGCGCTATGGCCATCAAGTATCTCCGTCCTGATGCGCTGAAAGGTAGTAATGCAGATGATGATTACTTGAGAACAGTTCTCAAATACGGTGATACAACCCAATCCACCAGTCAAATCAAAGCCTGTCAGCAGTACGGTGTTTTCGCTTCCTTCTACCAGAAGGGGACCAGACAGACGCTACTCAACGAACTAAAGGCAGGTTATCCAGTTGCTACTGGCATCCTACATAAAGGTCATGCATCAAACCCTGTTGGTGGTGGTCATTGGATGCTCCTGATTGGTGATGATGGAGAACACGGTATCTTCCACGATCCATACGGTGAGATGGATAATGTCAATGGTGGTTACGTCACTATTGGCAGTGGTGGTAAGGATGTCAAGTATACCTGGCATAACTGGCTGAAGCGTTGGGAAGTAGAAGGTAAAGGCACTGGCTGGTTCATGACCTTCAGGCCGGTGCAGCAGACACGACCCCTCACCACCTACGACAACACCTGGGCTGGAGTTAAAGCTGCTGCTACTGCTGCAGGCTCCAAGCATCCCTCCGTAGTGGCTGCTCAGTGGGCCTTGGAGAGCGGCTACGGCAAGCACACCTCCGGTAAGAACAATTACTTCGGCATCAAGGGTACTGAAGGTCAGGGCACACTCAAACGTACCACTGAATTTGTCGGTGGTATGGAGATCAAAACAGATGCTTGGTTCAAGGACTATCCATCACTCTTTGAATGCGTCCAAGATCTCATCAATAAGTGGTATAGAGATTACAAGACCTACAAAGGTGTCAACCGTGCATCCTCCGCTGAAGAGTGTGCTCGTCTTCTTGTAACTGAAAAGTACGCCACTGATCCCGCTTATGCGGACAAACTAATACGTATTTTGCGGGAACATGATTGAAGCCGCCGTATCTGCTGCTATCGCTGCAATCACAGCTATGGTAGCCCTTACCACACGACTCAATAATAAGATCGTAGAAGTTGATTCACGAATCGACAAAGTAGAACTCAGGGTTGCCGAGAACTACGTTCAAAAACAAGAGTTATCAACAGCTCTTCAAAAGATGGAGGATCATATGATCCGCATTGAGAATAAGCTCGATCAAATAGTATTACGCAATGGCTAAGCAAGTAAAGGCTACAGAAGATACCTTTAACGAACTCCATAACCTTGTCACTGCAGAACTCATCAGCCGTATTAAATCCGGTGAGGCATCTACTGCAGATCTTAAAGCAGCTTGTGATTGGCTTGCAAAGAATGACATTACTGGAGTTGCAAAGGAAGGTTCCCCTCTTGATCAACTTGTGAACATCCTCCCCAAGGTTGATCCAGAACTAGTACGGAGTCGATTAAATGGCACGAGACTGGAAAAAAGAGTATAAGGACCGTGCTGAATATCTAAAGTCATACCGACGTGCTCATCGGAAAGAAGATGCTGCACGAGCACGAGCAAGGCGTTCCATGGGTGATATCCCTAGTGGTCATGAAGTAGACCACAAGGATAACAACCCAATGAATAACTCCCGAGACAATCTACGGATTGTTCCACGTAAAACTAACCGTGCAAAGGGAGCACGTAAGACGAACGCTAAACGGTAATGACTCCGCTACTTCCCTCGCCTGACCACTATCTCCAAAACCTAATAACCATGACAAGCCCTGAAGCAAAACGGCTCTGGCGTAAAGCCATCAAAGAGCACTTCAATTGTCAATGTGTTTACTGCGGAGAAACTTATGACGCTAATGAACTCACTCTTGATCATGTTCGACCTAAAGCATTTGGAGGTTCCGACCTTACATCCAATCTTGTGCCCAGTTGTAGATCGTGTAATCAAGCAAAGGGAAGTCAAAACTGGCTCCAATGGATGAGAGCCACCTTCGGTGAAAACCCCAATAAAGAACAGCTTATTCTCTCTTGGATTAATTAATTATGGCAAAACCTACCTCTTCTTCTAATCGTAGTAAGCGTAAGACAACCAAGCCGGTTACCACGGATAAGGGCCGGAATAACCGGGCAAAGGTTTCTACTGCTAAGCCCACTAGTGACGATACTCGCGTCAAAGGATCTGGTGCTCGTGTAACCAACGCTAGCCAACGTGTGTCTTCTGGATCTGCGAAGGTCTCTGGGACTTCTAAGCCTGCTCTGCCTGCACGCAGCTCTGCCTCTGATTTGCAACGTCTTCAAACCGCTTCTCGTACAAAACCAACCCGTCCAGCCCCTCGTACCGCTCCTAAGCCTCAGGCGAAACCAGCACTTCCTCCTGGTCAAAAAGGCGGCGCCGTTGTTTCCACCGGTACTCGCCGCACTCGTGCTGAAGCTAAGACAGCTAACGCAGCCCAGGGCTCAACAGGACCTAACCGTATCGGTCGCAGTGATGCCCGCCCTGCTCTTCCTCAAGGGCGTAGTGGTGGTGCTTTAGCTCATACCAGCGGTAATGGAGCCCTAGCACGTACTGCCAGTTCCGCAACTAGTGGAGGAGGTCGTCTCTTAGGTGGTGCAGGTCGTCTCCTCGGACCTGCTGGTATTGCAGCAGCAATGGCCAGTGAGGTTAAAGCCATGTCCGACCGCAACAAAACCTTTAGCTGGAATCGCGACAAAGTCAAACCAGACGCTAACGGTCGCGGCAGCCGTGGTGTCAATACTTCTAATGGTCGCAGTGTCCCTACCGGGAGCCAGCAGTACAACGATTACCGCAACCAACAGATTGCTGCAGAACGCCAGCGTCTAAAAGGTGTTGGTAATCCCCCCGCCGCTAAGCCCAAACCTCCCGCTCCTACCCAATCTGGGGGTGGTTCTACCCCATCACGGGGTGGTGGTGGCACTTCTCAAGCCTCTCAAGGCCGTTCTAGCACCACTCAACGCTCTCAAACAGCCTCTGCAGCACCTCAGAGCGGCCCTAAGCGCGTCTCTGCAGCCACTGCCAACCGTGAATCTGGTAACTACGGCACCAGCCGCACCAATAACCCACTTATCGACGCTGATATGAAGGCCCGTATGCGTCAACGGGAAGACCGTGAGGGTGTTGGTCCCGTCAAAGACGGTGCTCGCTACTCCGCTGACGTGAAAAACAACACTAAAGGTGTTGGTCCCGTCAAAAATGCTGACACATACTCCTCTGCATTGAAGCAAAAGTCTGGTTCTGAGAAACTTAAAGATGCAATCTCCAAACAACGTGATGAACAACAACGACGTAAGCGTAATGCCGGTTGAGGTAGCGCCTCCTGTTGTTGAACTGCCATTTAATCCTGAACTTGTGATGGCACACGCTCTTTATGATCTGATTGATGAAGATCTGAGCTACCCGTACTGGGATTAATGCACGCACGGAGAGGCCTCTGGAAGCCCCTAGAAGGCCTCTCTTTTTCTATTTAGGTACAATCTACCGTGAACGATATCCTTGAGGCTTTACGGGGCGATTTCAAGCTGTTCCTGCAAGCCCTGTGGCAGCAACTCGATCTTCCCTCTCCAACCCGTGCACAATACGCCATCGCAGATTATCTGCAATTAGGACCAAAGCGTCTACAGATCCAAGCCTTTCGTGGTGTCGGCAAGAGCTGGATCACAGGTGCTTTTGTGTTGTGGACACTCTTCAACAACCCAGAAAAGAAGATCATGATTATCTCCGCCTCTAAAGAGCGTGCCGATAAC